CCCCTCAATTAAGAAGGGGCAGTTTTCAGAGGTCTGTGTAGCCTTTAGTCTACTACAGCAGCTCTAGCTTCAGCACGTTTCGTTGCTACATCCGCTGGTACTTCTACACCAGTTTCTGCTTGACGTGTTACGTACCAGTCTGTTGAGGCTAGGTATTCACGAGATTGTCTATTCACATTTGGAACATCAGCTACCATCTCTACATCAGTTAACGCTAAACCTAATTCTTCTAGTTCTGCGTTAGGCTCACCCTTATCAATCATTTCTTGAGTAATACCACTCATTAAATAGCGGTTACTCTCTTCCATTAATGGAAACTTACTTTCTTTAATTCTAAATCTATACATACTGTTCTCCTATTAACCGTTATTTGTAGTGATAATATCGCCAATCACCAAAGAGTCATTGATTTCCGCGTCTGAGACAGAGTTGTCTCGTGTATCTTTATAGATATAATATATAGAAGTATTCCCAAATAGAGCATCTTTAAGGTGTTCTTGATTAGTTTTCCCTATAAAGTATGCGCCGTGTGATTGAACCTCCCCCTCTATATGAAGTCCTGCGTACTTAATACCATTTTTAGTAAAAGTGCAGGTTCTCGTGTTAGTATCGGTAGGAGCTGCCATAAATCGCCAAGATGCTTCGTGTACCGTATCATCAGACGAATACATTTTTTGAACCGAGAATGTACAATTATGGTCTGCTTGTATACAACAACCATTAGGTCTATTGAAAAATACAGTACCTATTGTATATTCGTTTGAACTCCCCGATGTATTCGTACTATCTACTTCCACTAGCGGAATTACTCTATACCTATAGTCAGAGCTATAACCTATTCTAGCACTACCAAAGTCTGCTTCAATGTTCTCTACATTAGCAATCACTCCATTTACATCAGCCTGCATAGCAGGTAAATCAGTACTATTAAAGGTAGAGATACGATTATTCATATCCGTTACCGCTGCATTCTTAGCTGCATCAATATCAGCTATCTTTGTATTTACAGTCCCAGTGAGACTATTTGTTGCCGTTACTAGGTCGGCTACCTGTGTTTCTAAAGACATTTAAGTCCTCCTATAGTTGTAGTTAAATCGTGAGAGCCTACAAAAACCCTCACGGTTCTTTCTTTAAGTCTATGCAACTGCTGCATCTACTTGTGGTTGCAATACGTGTTGTATTAGCAAAGTCGCATTGGCAGCAGCACTCTCAGCCGAGGTGTTAGCCAAGGTATTAAGATTCTCAGCCGAGGTGTTAGCCAAGGTATTAAGATTCTCAGCCGTAGTTTCAGCTTGGTCCTCAATATGTGCCTTCATCTCAGCGTGAGTAGCATTACCTTCCCAATAAGTTGAGTAGATAGGATAACGAGTACGTATTACACCGCTAGTACCCGAGTTATATCCGTGGACATCATCAGTACCAAACGTCACACCTGCAATAGGTGGCAAGTGAATATGAATACCACTATTCCTTACTGGAACTGCTGCACCAGTACCCATCTCAGATTGTACCCAAATAGCATCACCATCAGTATCCGCAGGGTCACCATCAACTGTAGCTCCATCAAAGAAGCTATCTGGAGTAAACGCATAATAATGTGATGTGTTATATCCAGGATATGGGTCTGCTTGAGTACCAGCGTGAGCTGCACCAAAGGTATTTCTATTCTGAGCATACTCTTCTAGGTTATGAGGATTCCAGTTTTCCAATGGAGTACGTAGGATTAACTCAAATGGCATAGCATATGAGAAACGCTTAACGTCTGTACCCTCAGTTAAATCCATAACCTTAGAGTGCTGTGTAGTAGCAGTAAACATCATAGGGTCGTTAAAACCTCTCTTAGCATTCGTTCTACTACTAGCATCATCAATATGTGAATAATGTCTATTGTAGTAAGCTGCATTAAGATTAGTAGTATTCGAACCATACTCAGTTAATGTATCTGTAAAACCATACTGCGTGTACTGCTCAATATCTGTAGCACCTTGACCATCTAGTCCTGGTACTCTACCCATCATTGTATCTAAGACACCCGAGGTATTCTTACCATTAGGTACTGCAAATCTTGCACCTCTTCCTTTACGCATATCTGCCCAAGAAGAGTAACCGTATCTACGATATGTAGCAAAGTCAGTACGCTGTTCAATCATATTCCAAGGAGCAAACTCACCTACATCGCCAACATCTTGTGTAACCATACGATACTTAAGAGTACCAATATGAGGAACACCTTCATCATCAATGATACGAATACACTGACCAAAGAAAGGAATGTTTTCAAACCTATTCTTATGTCCACCATATTGGATATACAATGATTTCTCTAGGAGTTGTCTCATAGAGTTAGCATCAATACTGTGTCTAAATGAATGGAAAGGGTCTGTTAGGTCATCATCAAACTGCTCTAACCAAACCTCAATGTACGATAAAGTCCACTGGAAGTAAGGACGATAATCTCTGATAGATGTATCCTTAGCTGCATAAGCCTTAAAGTATTCTCTCATCTCAGCAGTCTGTGCATTAACATCACCAGCATTAGTAACACTAGGTGGTACACTAGGTAATGGAACATATTCAGTAGCAAGGAAGCTAGTATTAGCAGACCTCTTTAACGAATAGTCATTATGTCTAGTACGCAAGTAGTAACCATTTAAGATACAAGAAGTTTCAGCTTGTCCAACCATAGACTTATAGTTGTTATGATTGTGAGCATTAATAGCTGAGTAACCTACATCGTGTGGTTGGTCATAACTATTTGGACCACCGTATGTGTACTGTCTACTGTTAGTTACACCACTACCACCCAAGTTACGCATAATCTCAGCTTGATATTCAAACTGGGATGCTTGTACTAACTGCCCTGACTCTTGTTGATTATGAAGAGCAAAGTTATAAGCTTGTCCTGCATTATGTTGTCCATCTAAATCGTCAGTAATAGGAGCAATTGTTGTATTAATTACATCTGTTAGTGAAGCAACTGTAGCTGAAAGGGCTGCGTTAGCATCTGCGATAGCTTGCGTGTTAGCTGCAATATCACTAGCATTACCAGTAATACTTGTAGCGTTATCAAGAGCATCAAAGAGAGCCTGCATAGCAACAGTACTATTAGTAATAATACCAGTAGCCATATTGACAAACTCAACATCAAGGTTCATCCACTCTACATCTAGTTTACCATCTGGACCAGTGACAGGAATAACACTAGGGTTACCAGTAGGTGTTGTCTGCATATCAACACCAGCAATAGCTGCGGCTTCATTTCTGAATTGCTCAGTCTCATCTCTCCATCCACCTACTTCACCGTGTTTAACAACTACATCAGCGTGCTTAGTAACTACATCAGAATGCTTAGCTGTTACATCTACGTGCTTATTCGTAATATCTACGTGGTTTACACCGATAGCCTGGTTTAATACCTCAGTACCAAGAGCACTTACGTGAGCCGCTTCTGACCAAGAGTGTGAGTTAATAACACTAGACTTAGTATTAGGGTCACCATCATAAGCCTTAGCAAGGTCTTGAGATATGAGATTCATATGCTCGTTGTCAATGCTATCTGCTACTGTGTTTACGCTAGCAATGTCTGTGCCAACTTTGTTTACATTGGCAATGTCTGTACCTACAGTATTAACATTATCAATGCTTCCTGCTACTACTTCAATCTCTGAGGTAGTCTCGTTTAAATCATTAGCTACTGTGTCAATCTCACTGATAGTCTCATTTAAATCATTAGCTACTGTTTCTACTTCACTAATAGTTTCGTTAAGGTCATCAGCAACTTTAATTACTTTAGCAATATCAGCTGATACTGTGTTTACTGAGTCAATATTCTGACCTACAATATTTACATTATCAATATCTGTGGCTACTGTAGTAATAAACGAGTCAAAATAAGAACCATACGTTGACATATCGTTCAACATAGGGGCTAGGATATTGCTACGAATCCAAGTAGAATCCTCTAGTCCTACTATAAATCTAAGAACATCTATAGAATCAGAAATATTAATATCACCATCATTATCAATATCACCACGCTGATAACCATCAACAGTAGATGTAATTAGGTCGTATAAAACTTGGTCTACAGGTGCTGTCTCGACAATAATAGCCGACATCTCCTCGCTAACAGCCGTTAATGCTGCATCAATACCTCTTTCAAGGTCATCACCTACTGTATCTACATTACCAATACTTGTATGTACTCTATCTAGTTCATCAATACTTGTATGTACTCTATCAAGATTATCAGCACTCTGCTTTAATCTATCAATATTACTAGCTGTAGCACCAGTATTTAATCTATCTAGTGCAGCTGAAGTAGTCGCATCACCTAGAGCATCAATAGCATCATAGTGAGGGGACATTAAATCTTCACGGTCTCTAACGATTTCCATTGAAGCTTCAGCACTCTCAGCAGCTGTATTAGCTGACTGTGCATAAATCTTAGCATTAGATACGAAGGATTCTGTATTAGGGTCACCATCAGAAGCCTTAGCTAAATCATCACCAATAAGATTCATATGGTGGTTTTGGATTGCATCACCTACACGGTCAACGTGGTCAATACTACCAGCTACTATCTCAATCTCTGAGTCTGCAATGCCATTAACTTTCTCGTTTAAGTCATCTGCTACTGTCTCAATTTCTGATACTTGCTCAGTTAAATCAGCAGCTACTGTCTGTACATCTGCGATATTATCCGATACTGTAACTACCTTATCCATATTGGTACTTACGGTTTCAATATGTGAAGGCTGTCCTATTGAGATAGGCATTCTTAAATCATTACCTACAGTGCTAATATCACTAGCAGAGCCTAGATTTAGGTCATCTGCTACCGTATCTACGTTATCAATACTATCTTCTATTCTATTAATATCTTGAATATTATCGGCAACAATACCAGCATCTGTAGGAGAGGTAATTACACCCTCATCCTCTGTATGTGTTACTACAATAACAGAAACACCATTAGCAGGGGCTGTATCGAATACAATAGCGTTATTAATGACAGTATAGTCATCTAAATTAACAGGTGTGCCTGAACCATTCAGGAATACTCCTATGTAGTGGGAGGAGTTTGGGACACCGCCTGACTGGAAGATATAGGTGCTTCCATCACCAGTATAACTTTTACTTGTACTCATCGGTACTCCTTAAATTGTCCTTGATTTAGAGTTGAATCTACCTGTTAGGTTAATAGAATCAATGCAGAAACCATCATTTGTTTTAGATTTAATCTTAATAGATGTTTTCTTTGTATCTCCTAACACGATAGTTGTGTTGTCTGTAGCTGTTTGTACGTTATTACCTACGGTAACTTCAATATCCTGACTACTTCCTTCTCGTTCCTGAAGGGTAATCTTCCTAATCTGTAAACGTCCTTGTTTATCATCTACTCTATTGCCTCCTCCTGTTTGGAAGCCCCACTCGTTTAAGATTACATATGATGAATACTCACCCGTAGAATCAATATAACTAGTAGTAGTGAAGTCGCCAGACTCTAGGCTAATCTTACCTAGTTTCCTATCTGGTCCTTCATCATACATAACAAGTAAATCATCACTTACTACTTTAATACCAAAGATAGATGCACTAGGGATTTCCCATCTATGCCAAGCTGATTGTGATTTCTCATCACCTTCCCAGGTTTGGTTATAGATATAAATCTCATTAGTATCTTCAGCTAGTAAGAACACCATATCATACTTAGTGCTTGTTTCCAGCATACTGATATGATGGTCAATATAAGTAGGCACGTGACTAGTAATATCTGTAGCATCATTGCCTGTAGAACCAGGGATGTTAAAGTATTCTCTTACCTGTGTGTAGTCACCTCTATTAATAGAGAAATATAGATTAGGTCCAATAGCTTTAGGGGCTATTTTAGGATTAATCGTATAGGTAGTTGTTTGTGCTAAGTTAGCAGTAGAAGGAGTTAGAGCTTTATCACCACCCATAATATACTGAGCGTGTGTACCAAATACTACTAGGTTCTCATTAAAAGGAACAGCATATTTTAGATTAGCTACTGAGTTAGTATCTACTGCTACATCAATAGGGTCGGTATCTAGTAAGTCTGTTACTGTTGTTCTGAAGAAGTTTTCATAGATACCTGTCTCAGACATAATAATATTATCACCCGAGATAAAACCAAGTCTATTACGGTAGAAGAATACATCTTCTATAGTCCTTGCGTGATAATTACCAGCATCATCTGTAAAACTTACGAAACTAGGCATAGAGTTAGATAAATCATCACCCTTGTCTCTATCGTAGTAATCAAACTCTTTAAAGGTAAAGTGACCCATAGAGGTACGTTCTAAGATGTGAGGCATAGTTGAGTTTAGAAAACCCTTTGAAATACCAGGAGCAACTGTCTCTATCCAAGCTTCGCCTTGGTTCTTAATCCAAGCCCAGAAACCCTCAAACTTATTCTTCTCATCACCTGTTACATTAACAAGTGTTTGTAAACCGTAATAACTACCCATTGTATTAGGTAAGTCCTGTAGCTTCTTAAGCACACCTTGCCAACCTTCTGATGCTTGATTACCCCAAGAGTCGCTTGTGTTCCAAGTTCCTGATGTATTCTTATAAATAATAGAACCTGAAGAACTAGCACCAATCTGACCTGCTAGAGTAGAAGCAATTAAATCTGATTTAGCTCCATTCTCTGTGTCTTTGTTACTGTTGGTAGTACCATTAATTGTATAGGAGTAAGTATTCTTAGTCCCATTATCTGTACCGCCATAAGAGATATAAGTCCTCTTAACCCAGTAGTAGGCGTGACTTCTATGGATATCTGTATTAGTAGTGCCGTGAGTATACGCACTACTCTCTGCTACTGTTTTAGTTTTATTAACAATGAATGTAGTATCACCTACTGTTACTGCTGAGAAACTATCACTTGCTTTAACTCCTGCAGGAATAGACAGATAGTTATTATTGCCACTTTCTTGCAACACTCCGTTCATATCATACGCCTTCCAAGCACCATCAGTGATTGTAATGATATAAGCTTCAGTACCGTCTCCTCTCTCATATGTATGAATGAAAGGGTAGTCGGCTATTGTATTATCTTTAGCCGTTTCAACAAGAGGATTTCTCCTTCTAGTTCCTTCTGTAAATGAAAGCCTACAGTTAAGCATCTCATCTACTGTAGTGTCGTGACGAAGTTCTGGAGCTTGTTGACTAACACCGTTAACCAGTGAGGGTATGGTTTGATTAACCTCCATAATCTACTCCTTATAATGCTGTAGGGTTCTGACTCCTTCTCATAGGTCTAACTACATATGTATCATCAAATATAGAGTAATCGCCTGATTGAAGTTCTTCGTGTAATAGAGCAGTCTTAGCTGCCTCTTCTTCTTCTTTAAGAATAGCGTACATATTATCTACACCTACTACTCTTGTGTATAATTTAGTTTTAGCAGTAGCAACTACTAAAGATTGTACGATGGGATGTAGCTCATCGAATGGTATATTCCATAGAATGTCTACACTAATAGCATCAGTAAAGGTATTATCCTTTTGAGTTGTTTTGTCATATAATTTACCATCTCTTACAATGTAATCAGATGAAGACTGTGAAGCATCTACAGCTATAGCTAGTGAAGGTATCTCAATCACGCCTGTATTATCAGGCATTAAAGGGTAATCTTCATCTGTATTAAATTGATAACCGTGTGATAGTACTTCAGTTAGAGCTTCATCTAATGTAACGTCCGCTAATTCTGCCTCAAAGTGTCCTGTAATAGAGTCACCTGCTCCTAAGGGACGCTCGCCAATAGTCATTAGACATATATTAATAGCATCATTTAATTTGTTCATTTATTGCTCCTAAATAGAATAAACAGCCCCCGAAGGGACTGCTTAAGATTATCTAACTAGTTATTACTAAGCTGTCGCTGAGTCTTTACCAGTTAAACGTAGTGAACAACCAGCGTTAAGAACGCCTTCGCCCATTGCATAAGAAGAAACCATCAACGTACCTAATTTCTCAGGAATGTAGTTAGCTTCAGACTTAATGTCTAGTAGTTTAACAACACCTACTGCGTGTGGAGTAAAGATATAACCCCAAGAACCATCTGGTAAGTTGTTAGAAGTGATGATTGGGATACCAGCAATCTTGAATACATTACCTGTATCAACACCACCATTACCATTAGTCCAATCACGGTTAACCGCTTTATCAGACTGTACTAGGTTGTAGTAAGCAACAGGGTCTAATACACAAACCTTATCGCCTGCAATATCCTTACTATCCATTGTTGCTGCAGCTGTGAAGATTGCTTCTACAATCTCGTTAGGAGTAGCTGTATTACCTAAGTCTAGGTCAGCATTCACTGCTGGTTGACCAATCTTAGGAGTAGCTGTAGCACAAGCATCAAGCTGTGCAATAACTGCCTGGTCTACTTTCTTAGCTAGAACGTTACCAATCTCTGTTGAGTACTGACCACGTACTTCATAGTGAGACATTGCCTCTTCATAATCGTCTACAAATACTGAAGCGTATTTACG